TCGCTGCGGCCTGAGGCACGGGCGGCTCGCTCCTTGGCGGTGGAGGAGATGAGTTTACTGGTTCTAACTTCCGACAGACCATTTATCTTGCTGATTCTTCGGCATACGACGAAACAACTGTTCCCAATCAATATGTCTTGGATTTGGCTTTCTTGTCAACCGATCCAACCACTCCTACTGATTTTAATTACTTCAAGTCGGTTATGCGTTCCTATACCACGCCTTTCATTGAGCAGATGGCATATGAGAAGGGTGACACATCAATCAATCCGCATCAACCGACATTCTTCGGTACACCAACATATGCTTTCGACAGCACTACATGGACATCGAGACCCAATAGTAATACATCCAAGACTTTAGGTTCTACGACATCGTTAGTGTACTCTGATGGTTCAAGTAGCCAATACAAGATTTCAAGATTCGCATTGGCTCCTGGTCACTACTACATCAATTCAGGAGAGTCATTTTCGGCATTTGGCTCCAGAAAAGTAGTGATTGGCTCCACGCCTAACAGTGGCGCAACATATCAGATTCCTATCTGTTACATGGATGTTGTGGGAGTTACCTCTGGCGCATCTGGGCATACTCAAGCAGATGAATTTTATCTGAGAATATGTTCAAGTGATAGTGATGCAGGTATAACTCCGGGTAGTTATTTGCGATTGGAGAGGTCTTATCTCCCATTCATTGACTCACTCGGTTTGGGTTGGACAGCGGGTGCGTCAGGTGTTTCTGGATATTCTGGTTGCTATGGATGTTCGGGATGCTCGGGAAGTTGCTATGGCGGACCAATAGGTGGGGATACAGGCCCATATGGAAGGGAAAGACTCTCTTTCCTTTCGTCTTTGGTTGGAACATGGGAAATCGTATCGAAAGGTTGGACTGGAGGAACAGGAGTTACTGATTGCAACTGTTTCACCGTTCGAGTTCCCAATACCTTCCCCAAGGGTTACACTTCTGCGGGTGGAACTGGATATGGATTGACTGGTTCTATTCCTAATCCCGGCATCCCATATGGAATGGTTCTTGGTTCTGCTTGTTGCTTGTTTACAGAAGGCACAGTTTACAACACAGTTGTCCATGTGATGAATAATGATGGCTTCTTGCTCGCAGATGCAGGAACGAATGTTTATTTGGGAACGGATGGTCTCGACCCATTTGTGATTGTCAATGATGCGACAGGAAGCACATTAGCAAACTACCCAACCGACCAGTTCTTCAGTAATTCCGCAGGTGTACATACTCTCGGAAACCTCACACTTGGTTCTGGTATGGCAATTAACGACTTCCCTGTAGGCGTGTTAGCACAGGGAGCATCCAAAGTTGTCATCGACGGTGCTGACCTTCAAGGTAATTACATATCGCTAAATGTTAAGGAGTCGGCTGTTGCGACTGTAGAAAATTCCAACATCAATCGAAATGTGTTTGGTGTTATTGCTCAAGACGGAGGCCATGTAAACTTCATTGCAAGCAGAGCGGGTGAAGATACTGCCACTTTGTTAGCAAACAACAGTGCATCAGCAATCGCTGTTATTGACGGAGCAAGTGCAAGAATCGCCAATACTGTTGTTCGCAAATCTCCTTCTTTGGTTGCTTTTGATGCCAATCAAGTTCAGATTGATGCTTTGGTTGGTGATGAGCCGACTCTTTGGTTGGACTCTAAGGGTACGACTGGAAATACTGGATATTCAATTTCAACCGGTGTGGGCGTATCTGGAACCAACTATACGGTATTCGTTTCTAATAGTAAAGTTTCAATCCGTGAGCCTTCTCCTGCCAGTACAATACAGTACGGTTATGGGCCAAGCGAAATACCTGTGCTTCGTATCTTAGACGCTGATGTAAGAGTAATGACTGCGGTTTCTGCTAACTTTGGCGCATCGGGAGAGGCGATTTTGGAGAAATTCACGAACACTCAAGCATCTCCAAATACCAAGGTTGTAAAGAGCATTTCACAAATTAAATTGGGTGGGGGTGCGAGCCTTGCGGCCCCACCGTCAGAGACATAAAATGGGAACATTCAAACACATTCATGACAAGATTTTTATCAACGAATTTGAGATTTCACTCTCTTTGTTTAAAGTCTTGGAGCCGAAATATAGGTATGATGAGAACACCGAAATGTTGGTGTATAGCAAGGGTAGTTTGAAGATGAAAATTGGAAATGTGACCACTTCATCGGGTGCTTGGCCCGAAGGTGAGCGTTACATTTCCCGTGAGGGTGACTTCAAGGCACTTGTGAAGATGGCTCAAAAAGAGGATGCTGAAATAGCCAAAGAAGTTGAGGCCATTCGTGACCCCTCAAATTGCAGAAAAAATGAATACCCCACCATTGAAGAGATGGTAGTTGCCATGTGGGAGAAGATGGTCGAGAAGAAGAGTGATGATGAATCGGGTATCAAAGACCTCCAGTCCAAGAGGGTGGAAATAAAGAATAAATACCCCCTGAAGAGGGAGGAGGAACCAGATGGCACAGATAAGATCGAGGGAAGCCCTGAGGCAGTACTGCCTAAGGTATCTCGGCGAACCCGTAATCGAAGTAAACATAGCGGATGAGCAGGTTGAAGACCGTCTTGATGATGCCCTGCGATTCTTCTCTGAATATCACTTTGACGGTGTAGAAAAAGTCTACCTGAAGTATACCGTTAAAGCAGAAGATATCACTAATGGCTACATTGAGATGAAGGGCGACAATACAGGATTCGCCGCTTCGGAACGCCAATTTACATCCGCCGATGGTGAGCAAGTGCTTTTGGAGGATTTGGTCACAAGCGTGACTCGTATCTTCCCGTTCACCCAACAGTCAGTTGGTATGTTCGACATTCGATACCAGTACGCCCTGAACGATTTGTATACATTTGGTACAATCGACCTCGTTCAGTATGACCTGACACAACAGTATCTCACACTCCTGCGCCAGTACCTCTCTCCCGACAAGAGCGTTCGATTCAATCGTGTTCAAAACAGGTTGTATATCGACATGGATTGGAAACAGCAGGTTTCGGCGGGAAGTGTGTTGATTATTGAGTGTTACCGAATCCTTGACCCTCGAATCTATCCCGAAATCTACGAAGACCGCTTGCTCAAGAAGTATGCCGTGGCGTTGTTCAAGCGTCAATGGGGACAGAATCTCTCGAAGTATTCGGGCATCAAACTTCCGGGGGATATCACCCTCGATGGTAAGTCAATGTATACCGAAGCGATGGCTGAAATCGAAGCCATTGAAAAAGACATCATTTCCAAGTATGAACTGCCCGCCGACTTCATGATGGGATAAGGAGACACTTTGGCACTCAACCCATACATCCGTGTCAATGATAAGACCTACTTTCCCGAGCGGAATCTGGTTGAAGACCTCACCATCGAGGCCATCAAGATTCACGGCTTGGAGATGTTCTACATTCCCCGTGACTTGGTGAAGCGGGACGACTTCTTCGGAGAGTCCAAGTACTCACGATTCAACAAGTTCAAGATGATCGAGATGTACATGGACACCACCACGGCGTTCGAGGGTGGAGATACATTTACAAAGTTTGGATTTGAGATTCGTGACAGCGTGAAGTTCACTGTGTCACGAAAGCGTTTCGTTCGAGAGACAGGCAAACAGAGACCCTTAGAAGGAGACCTGCTTTACCTGCCCCTCAATAAAGGATTGTTTGAGATCAAGTTCGTGGAGCATGAGAACCCATTCTATCAACTGGGCAAGTTGTTCTCATTCCAGTTGACCTGTGAACTCTTCCAATACAGCGAGGAGAAGTTCGACACGGGAGTTCCCGAGATAGATGTCATCAATCAAGAGGCGGGCTACAAACTGCTCGCTACTCTGGGGCAAACCTATGGATCAGGAACTTTTGCAAAGGGTGATATCGTATATCAATACGAAAATGGATCGTTTACGGGAGGATTTTCGGGTGCGTCTCCGAGGACGCAAACCGCAAGGGGAACAATCCTCTCGGTTGACAACAAACAATCTCCGAAAGTACTTTCTCTTACCGACTTATCTGGCCTTTGGGTCACGGGGGCGGCGACCTCCGCCTACATAACCAAGTCCGACCAGAGCGTATATGCAACGGTGTCTGGTTCAGATGAGAAACTTGGTGTGCTTGGCAACGAGGGCAAAAACGAAGAGATTGAATCTGAAGCCGACAGCATCATTAACTTTAGCGAGAGCAATCCATTCGGAGACCCATAACAGATGTTTGAGTATTTCTATCATGGTACGATTCGGAAGGTCGTTGTGGCGTTCGCCTCAATGTTCAACGACATCTATGTGTCTCGAAAGGATGAGGGTGGAACTGAAATCGAGCGTTTCAAGGTTCCTGTGGCGTATGGCCCACAACAAAAATTCCTTCGCCGTCTCGACCGCATCGGCGACGACTTCGAGAAAAACCAGATTCGTTTGGAGACTTACCTCCCTCGCATCGGTTTTGAAATCACCAACTTCCAGTATGACTCCTCTCGCAAGTTGAACACGATTCAGCAGACTGCGGCTTACTACGCAGGCGACCGAAGCAAACTATATCGCAGATATGAACGAGTTCCTTACAATGTGACATTTGCGGTGAGCATCATGAGCAAGACGATGGATGATGCGCTCCAAATCATCGAACAGGTTTTGCCATACTTCGGTCCAGAGTACACATTCACACTCAAGGCAATCGACCCAACAGACCAAGATGTCGATATACCGATTGTATTCTCTTCGTGTACTCTACAGGACGGCGATGACGGCAGTTATGGTGACTATTCTACACGAAAAATCACATTGGCTAACTTGCAGTTTGTGGCGAAAATGTACCTCTACGGTCCAGTCAACAAGCAGGGTGTCATCACCTCTTCGGAAATTAACATTTTCGATACAAAGTGGTTTGGGACCACTGGTCCGACATATGCAAGCATTACGGCTACGGCCAGAAGTGGCGTTACTGCGGGCAGTTATTTTATCTCTCTTACTGGGCCTGGTCCGACAGGTGGAACAGGCGACGGGGCGGTAATATCCATAACAGAATACCCCAACGGATAATGAATCATGAACAACAAGTCTGATATGAACATTGCGAAGGCCCTCGACATCAATCTCCCAGAGATGGTCGAGGAGAAGCCCCCCGTCCCTGCACCTGTGGAGACCCCATCGGTGACTGGCGAGTATCGCCCGCAAGATGCCGATAAGGATTACGCCGAAGTCCGCACGAACCTCAAGGTCATCGTTGAGCAGTCCAATAGTGCCATTCAGAGCATCCTCGAACTGGCAGAGGACAGCCAACAACCCCGTGCCTACGAAGTCGTGGCCCAACTCATCGCCCAGTCGCTCGAAGCCAACACCAAACTCATCGACCTCCATCGCCGTATGAAGGACATCAAGAAGCAGGAAGCGGTTCGCCAGACCAATGTCACAAACAACAGCATCTTTGTCGGCTCCACCACCGAACTCCAGAAGATGCTCCGTGAGCAGAAGAAGATCGTTGAGAATGAGGCCAAGGATAAGCAATGAGAAAGGTTGACGACACCTACTTGGGCAATCCCCTCATCAAGGGGAGTGGTATTCAGATTGAATACACCAAGGAGCAACTCCAAGAGTATATGCTCTGCGCCCAAGACCCCGTGTACTTCATGGAAAAATACATGAAGATTGTGACCCTCGATCAGGGTCTCGTCCCAATCTCATTGTATGACTTTCAAAAAGACATCGTTCGAACCGTTCACACCAACCGATTCACCATCTGTAAGATTCCCCGTCAGTCGGGTAAGACCACGGTCCTCATCGGTGAGGTCGTTCACCAGATTGTCTTCAACCCGAACTACAAGGTCGCCATCCTCGCCAACAAACTCAAGACCGCCACGGACATCATGGATAGGCTGAAACTGGTCTACGAGAACCTTCCAAAGTGGATGCAACAGGGCGTGGTCGAGTGGAACAAGACAAGCATTACCCTTGAGAACGGGTCGAAGGTTGTCGCCGCATCCACCTCTTCGAGTGCCGTCCGTGGTTCGTCCTATAACTTCCTTCTTCTGGACGAGTTCGCCTTCGTGCCTGACCAGATTGCCGAAGACTTCTTCGCCTCGGTCTATCCCACCATTACGGCAGGCAAGACAACCAAGACGGTCATCGTGTCCACCCCGAACGGCATGAACCTCTTCCACAAGTTGTGGATGAACGCCAAAAATGGACGGTCGGACTTCGTGCCTGTGGAAGCCCACTGGTGGCAGGTTCCTGGTAGGGATGAGAAGTTCAAGAAGGAGACCATCAAGAACACCTCGGAGCGGCATTGGATTTCGGAATACGAGTGTGAGTTCCTTGGCTCTCAGGACACCCTCATCAAGGCATCTAAGATTGCTTCCCTAACATTTGCCGAACCAATTGCTCAGAGTCCAGACGGCCTGACCATCTACGAGAACCCGAAACCGAACCACCTGTATATGGCTCTTGTGGACACAAGCAGGGCTATCGGGCAAGACTACCACGCCATGACAGTCGTGGATGTGACGGAGTTTCCCTACAAGGTTGTAGCCAAGTATCGGAACAATCAACTACCCGCCGCCATCTACCCAAATGTCATTTATAACATCGCAAACAAATACAACAGCGCATATGTCCTCGTTGAAATCAACGATATCGGACAGCAGGTAGCCGATATCCTCCGTGACGAACTGGAATATGACAACATGATTGAGGTCGTCATCAAGGGCAAAAAAGGTCAGAAACTCGGTGTGGCGTTCGGTGGGGCCAAGACCTACAACGGCATCAAGATGTCATCGAGCATCAAGAAGATCGGGTGTATGGCACTAAAAGAAATGATTGAAGGGGATAAACTCGTCCTGAATGATTACGATATTATCTCCGAATTCAGCACCTACATATCCAAGGCTAACTCTTTCGAGGCCAGTCAGGGATACCACGATGACCTCGTTTCGACACTCGTCATGTTTGGGTGGATGACCACTCAGCCTTACTATAAGGATTTGGTGGACATAGATGTCCGCAGGAAACTGTATGAGGAAAAACTGAAGAAGATTGAGGAAGAACTGATGCCGTTCGGGTTCTTCTCTGATACGAATGAGGATGATATTGAGGCGGCTCGGCAACTTGCGAATGAGGGTAAGAAAAGAGGATTCAATCGCAAGGATGTATCATGGATGACCGATGCCGAGGAAATACTCTAAAATTCGCAAACTGATAAATATCACCAGACGCAATTCTATCATACTGAGGAGATGACTAAATGGCATTTCAACTTTCTCCGGGTGTAAATGTAACCGAACGGGACTTAACGACTATAGTCCCCGCTGTATCAACGACTAACGCCGCTTTTGCAGGTCTGTTCAACTGGGGGCCTGTCGGCAAGATAATCTTAGTTGATAGCGAGAATAGTCTCGTAAAGACATTCGGAGTCCCTGACGACATCAACTATGAGTATTTCTTTTCGGCGGCCAACTTCCTTTCTTATGGAAACAACCTGTCTGTGGTTAGAACAGTAAGAACCAGTACAAGTGCCAAAAATGCTACGCCTGGTGGACTTGCCACTACTTTTGTGGCTAATGAAGACAGGGTAGGAGATTTGAACGGAAACACCTACGGATTCTTTATGGCTCGTTATCCGGGTTCGCTTGGAAACTCACTTGAAATTCAAACCTGTGGAGCATCCGCCGCCGCCTTCGATGCTTGGGAATATGGAAATCAATTCGACACTCATCCGACCACCACAAGTAGTGTGCTTGGACAGGGTGGCTCTGGCGATGCCTTCCACCTTGTAGTTATTGACAAGGGTGGACTTTGGTCGGGGGCTACTGGAACAGTCCTTGAAAGATATGATAATCTTTCACTGTACAGCGGAGCCTATGATGCGAATGGAGCATCGAAATTCTTCCGCAATCGAATCAACGATGACTCTGATTACATCCTTTGTCCAACGAGTCCAGTAATTACAACCACTGCCACGGCTCTTGGCATCACCGCAGGAGCGACCGCCTCATCCTTCACAACTACTTTTACTAATTTCTCATACGGAGGAAAAAATGGCACATATGTGCCTTTCGGTGTTGTCAAGTATACCTTGTCCGGTGGTGTTAGCGAAACTGCTGTAACCACAGCACCACAATATCTTGATGTTGCGTTCGGTGGTGGTGGAGGTGCTTCGGGTGGATATCAACTGTTCAAGGATTCGGATACTGTAGATGTAAATCTCATTATCGGTGGTCCTGAAGCGAAGCCAAGCGGAACCGCAGTAGCATCAGGGACAGTTGCTAAGAAAATTAAGGATGATATTGCAGATGTTCGCAAGGATTGTGTTCTCTTCTGTTCATCCCCCATCAACAACCCAACCAGAACCGACAACGACAAGAAGGACATAGCGATTAGTTATCGCAACGATATCGGCTCATCCTCCTATGTCTTCATCGACAGCGGTTACAAGTACATGTACGATATCTACAACGACAAGTATCGTTGGGTTCCCCTTTGCGGTGACATCGCAGGCATCTGCGCTCGTTCTGACTCCACGAACGACCCGTGGTATAGCCCCGCAGGTTTCAATCGTGGTCAGGTTAAGGGTGTCGTAAAGTTGGCCTTCAACCCATCCTCCACATTCCGTGACACTCTCTATAAGAACAACATTAATCCAGTGGTGACCTTGCCCGGTGAAGGCACGATTCTTTATGGAGACAAAACAGCACTCACCAGACCGTCTGCTTTCGACCGCATCAATGTTCGTCGTCTTTTCATCGTTCTTGAGAAGGCAATTGCAACGGCGGCAAAATACAGCCTGTTTGAATTCAACGATACATTTACAAGAGCGCAATTCCGCTCTCTTGTTGAGCCATTCCTTAGAGATGTTCAGGCTCGTCGTGGAATCACTGACTTCAAGGTGGTTTGTGACGAGAAGAACAACACTCCAGATGTTATTGATTCAAATAGATTTATTGCTGACATCTACATCAAGCCTGCCCGTAGCATCAATTTCATTCAGTTGAACTTTGTTGCGACGAGAACAGGTGTGTCGTTCTCTGAGGTCGGTGCTTGATTTGGGTATCTAAATAAACGGAAGGAAACAGATAAATGGCATTTCAACTCTCACCTGGCGTAAGTGTATCTGAGCGTGACCTCACCACAATCGTACCCGCAGTTGCAACAACAAATGCGGCATTTGCGGGTCTGTTCAGTTGGGGACCAGTGGACAAGATTGTATTAGTTGACAGCGAAAACAACTTGGTAAAAACATTCGGTCTTCCCACTGATGAAAACCATCAGTACTTCTTCTCGGCGGCTAACTTCCTGTCTTATGGAAATAACCTGTCTGTGGTTCGGTGCTTGGGTAACAACACTCTCGCCAAGAACGCAGGCCCAACCGGTACGGGTATTCTCATTAGAAACACCGACTGGATTGGTAGTGCGGGAATGACATCTCATGGTCCATTCATTGCTCGATACCCCGGTTCTCTTGGGAACTCACTTCGAGTTGAGATATATGGTGCTACGAGTGGGTATACTGATTGGCAATATGCGAATGAGTTTTCAACGACTCCAACCACATCATCCTCTTTAGCGGGATTGGGTGGGTCGAATGATGAATTCCATCTTGTGGTGGTTGACAGAGATGGTGAGTGGACAGGATTGACTGGTACTGTGATTGAGAAATTTGAAGGTCTTTCTGTTTATACAGATGCTCAAGATTCAAACGGGCTTTCTAAGTTCTTCCGCACAAGAATTAACGAGGACTCTCAATATATTGTGTGTCCTACCGATGTGACGATTGACTCGACAGCGACACTTTCAAACATGAAACTTGGTACGACAGCGAGTACGCATCTCAACTTTGCGTCTGTTTCTTACCCTGCGGGTGGAACTGGAGCATACTCGCTCTTCACATTAGCCCGTTACGACTTTGCTTATGGTAGAGGCGAAACATCTCCATCAGAGGCTACCTTCCCAGGATATACTGATATTGCTTTCGGTAGCGGATATACATCAGGTGGGTATGACTTGTTCAAAGACCCCGAAACTATTGATGTTAATCTTATCATCGGTGGCCCAGAGACACAAAATATTAGTACAACTTGGGATAGTGCCAGTTCAGTCGCCCAACTCATTAAAGATAGAGTGACCGATGTCCGTAAGGATTGCGTTCTGTTCTGCTCATCGCCAATCAGCGATCCATATCTCACTGAAACACAAAAGTATAACATTGCTAAAGCGTATCGTGACGACATCGGTTCGTCTTCCTATGTCTTCATCGACAGCGGTTACAAGTACATGTACGATATCTACAACGATGTCTATCGTTGGGTTCCTTTGTGTGGAGATATTGCAGGTATCTGCGCTCGTTCCGATTCTACTAATGACCCGTGGTATAGTCCTGCGGGATTCAATCGTGGACAGGTTAAGGGGGTTGCTAAACTGGCCTTCAACCCATCCGCCACATTCCGTGACAATCTCTACAAGAATAATATCAATCCAGTAGTGACTTTCACAAATGAGGGTACGATTCTCTATGGCGACAAGACCGCTCAAACCAAGCCATCGGCGTTTGACCGTCTGAATGTTCGTCGCCTCTTCATCGTTCTTGAGAAGGCCATCGCAACTGCGGCTAAGTATAGCCTGTTTGAGTTCAATGATGCCTTCACAAGGGCGCAGTTCCGCTCGCTTGTTGAACCGTTCCTCCGTGATGTTCAGGCTCGCCGTGGAATCACTGACTTCAAAGTGGTTTGTGACGAGAAGAATAATACCGCTGAAGTTATTGATAGTAACCGTTTCGTAGCGGATATTTACATCAAACCTGCTCGTAGCATCAACTTCATTCAGTTGAATTTTATTGCCACACGAACTGGTGTGTCATTTTCAGAGGTCGGAGCATAAGTTAGCCACTAAATAAATCAAGGAGAAAGTTCCTCATGTCCCAGATTCCCTTTAGCATAGATGCCTTCAGAGCAAACCTCATCAACGGTATTGCTCGTAACAACCTGTTCCTCGTTACAGGTTCTTTTCCGGGTGCAGGTACAGCCGCCTTCAACGGTGTGTCTTCACTTGCTGGTGCGTTCTTCGGCTCAAACGCATCAAACCTTATTAATGCGCTTGCGTCTTTTTCTTCGGCAGGCGCAAACTCTCAGGTATCCTTTCTTTGCCAAGCGGCTGAAGTTCCTTCGCCGACTATTACTTTGGGCAATGCCAGTTACATGGGTCGAACCTTTAAGTTCCCGACTGACAGAACATACCCTGAATGGACTATCACTCTCTATAACGATGGTGCATATAGCCTCCGTAAGGCTTTTGAAAGATGGATGGAACTCATCAATACGAGTCGAACCAATCTCGGCCCAAATGCTATGAATAACTACATGACCGAATGGAGTGTCTCTCCGCTCACCCGTGAGGGCAATATTATTTCGACATACAAGTTGGCAGGATGTTGGCCCACAACTCTCGGCGCAATTGCACTGAACATGCAGGCAGATACGGCCCCCTCTACTTTTACTGCGACATTGGCGTATCAGTACTTTACGATTGATGGTATCAGTAACTAACGATAGTAAATTCATACTGAGGATTTGTAATGGCAGAACTGTTCGGGTTCAAATTAGAGCGTTCCAAAAAGCAGAAGCAGGACACAAAAGCACTCAAATCGTTCGTGGTTCCCGCTACGGACGATGGTGCTATTCCTGTAGAAGCAGGAGGTTTTTACGGGCAGTACATCGACCTTGATGGAACTGTCCGTAATGACTTTGAACTTGTCATGAAATATCGTGAGATGGCGATGGACCCAATCACAGAGATTGCGATTGATGACATTGTAAACGAGGCCATCGTTCTTGGCGAGAAGAAGTCCCCAGTCAAGATTGTCCTTGACCGCCTTAACCAACCCGATAGCATCAAAGAGAGGATTCACGAAGAATTTCGAAACCTTCTCCGTGTCATTCAGTTCGAGACAAAGGGTGCTGATATCTTTCGCCGTTGGTATGTGGACAGCCGAGTTTACTTCCATGTCATCATTGACGAAGAGAATCCCCAGAAGGGCATCCTTGAACTTCGTTATGTTGACCCCATGACCATCACCAAGATTCGTGAGTTCAAGAAGGAAACCCTCAAGGACGGCACGAAGGTCATCGCAGGTTATCGGGACTTCTACATCTACAACAAGGACACCGCTCGTCAAGGCGGCAATATTTCAGGAACCAAAATCAGTGATGATGCGATTGCCTTTTGCTCATCGGGTTTGATGGACAGCCGTTATAAGCGAATCGTGGGATTCCTTCATAAGGCTATCAAGCCCCTGAACCAACTCCGAATGTTGGAAGATGCTGTGGTCATCTACCGCATCTCCCGTGCGCCCGAACGCCGAATCTTTTATATTGATGTCGGTAACCTCCCTAAGACTAAGGCCGAGCAGTATGTCAAGGGTCTGATGAATCAGTATCGTAACCGATTGGTCTACGATGCCAACACGGGCGAAATGCGTGACGACCGCAAGTTCATGTCCATGCTCGAAGACTATTGGCTCCCTCGCCGTGAGGGTTCCCGTGGTACTGAAATCACCACCCTTCAAGGCGGTGCTAATCTTGGCGAATTGACCGATGTGGTCTACTTCCAGAAGAAACTCTATCGTGCGCTTTCGGTTCCTGTTAGCCGATTGGAGCAAGACAAGCAGTTCATGTTAGGTCGTTCGACCGAAATCACCCGTGACGAGGTGCGATTTAGCAAGTTCATTCACCGTCTTCGCACACGGTTTAGTGAAATATTCTACGACCTCCTCAAGAAGCAGTTGATCCTAAAGAAAATCATCACACAGGATGATTGGCCCCATTTCCGAGAGGCCATCTACTTCGATTTCGTCAAGGACAACCTCTTCACGGAACTCAAGAACGCCGAGGTTCGTGAGCGTCAGGTGGCCGAGTTAGGTAATATTAAACCATACATAGGTAAGTACTATTCTCATGATTGGGTTCGTAAGAATGTGCTTGGTCAGTCCGATGCCGAGATTCGGGATATGGACAGGCAGATTGAGCGTGAGCGTAACGCAGGTAAGATTGAGGCCGATACAGCGCAGTTCGGTCTGTCATAAGGAAACGGGATGGAAAACGAGACAAGCGACATCCTTAAGACGGTTATCGAGACTCTCATGAAGAAGGAGGCCCAGAAGTTCCGTGGCCTCATTCAGAAGGAACTCGCTTCCAAGGTCCACGCCAAGATCGAGGAACTTAAGAAGGCCCTGTCTGGTGGGATGCTCACTCAGGAGAAGAAGGTGGTGACGGAAATCGGTGGACCAGTCCCTTCGGGCATGGCTCCATCAGCCCCACCCGTGACTACCCCCGTCAAGGCCGGAGACCTCAGAATCGTTCCTACAGCCGCAGGAGCGAACAAGGACGATGTGTCGCTTGACCCGAACTTCGAGAAGGAGTTCTTCTACAAGTCATATGACTACAAGGGTCAAAATGTCATCGTCAAGCAGGTAGGCACAGGATTCGGAAAGCCCGTCCGTGTCTACATCAACGACCGCCGTTGGGAGTTCTTCCCCGGCCCAAAGACCGCAGATAAGGCTACAAAGGCTTACATTGACTCGATGGTCAAGGCCGCTAAGAAAGACCCTGAGTTGGCCGCAAGCATGACTAACAAGGTCAAGGCCGACAAGAAGGCGGGCCTCGCCGCCGCCCCACCGCAGGCTGATGCGGCCAAGGAAGAAGCACCTAAACCTAAGAAGTAAGAGGAAGCCATGAACCACGAAGAACCAATCAATGAAGCAGTAGATGTGGACGCTCGAACGGGCGTATTCAAGAGAACACTCACTCGTCTTGAGCAAAACCGTGTCAAGCGTGAAAGCAAGAAAGACAAGTACGCAGGTCTTTATGACGATGGTAGTGGTCGTGGTGTTTCTATCCCCAATCCCGTAATCCTTAACCAAAAAGAAAGCAAGAGGTTCCCTGTGGAAATTGACGGTCGTATCAAGGGTCTCCGTGAGGCCCTCAAGCGTGTAGAAATGTATCGCAAACTCCGTGAAGAGAAGAAGAAGACTCTCTATGGCATGAAGAAGGAAGAAGTCGAGCAGACCGAAGTTGTTGAGTCCGCCCAGACTGAATCTCTTCAGGAGAGCATCGGTCTGACTAAGGGTCAAATCCTTGATGCCACCGACCGAAATGGTCGTGGTTGGACGGTCAAAGAAGAAGAACTCTCACCTGCCCAGAAGAAGTATCGCAAGTTCTTTGCCGCCGCTCTCAAGAAGTTTGGTGCGGAATCCCCCGCCGACCTCGATGACGCAGGCAAGAAGAAGTTGTTCAACTATGTCAAGAAGAACTATAAGGAAAGCCTTGGTTCTTCCCAGTCTGATGGTTCTGCCGAGAAGATTATCAACAAGAAGTAATGCCAACACTTCGACTCAACTTCGGAACGCCAGATAAGGCAAAGCACTTTGCTGATAACTTTGGCGTTGTTGGTATTCAGGCCGAGGTCATTCAAGAAGACCGTTCGGTTATTGTTCGGACAGCCGACTCCAAGTCGGCTTCGTTTGTCAAGCAGATGGCTCAGGATATTCAGGAGGAGAGCAAGGCTGAAAAATATGTCAGTCTATTTCTCCAACAGGTCAAGGCATCCGCTGTGGCTGACCGACAGATTGAGTTGAAGTTATTGGATGGGTCAACCGTTCATATGGAATCGACCTTTGCTCGCAGGTTCCTCATGCTTCATGAGAAACTGGGCGAAGAGGCTCGGCGAAATATGTGCCTCATCACCATTCAGGATAGAAACAGCCACACCAAGGCCGTTGACTTTGTGATGGGAGGTGCGTAATGGCAACGGGAATACTCACAAAAATTGATTTAGTCAAGACTCACCGCAGAGTCGTAAAGCAAATTGTATTCAACGCTTGGGATGATGGGTTGGCGGCTGGTGGTGGAGATGTCATTACTGACTATCCCGATTCCGCAGTGGGTATTATTGGAATTACTGGTTCCGCTTTTGACCCGATAGGTGGCTCTGACGGTGAAAAATTTGTAAGTTCTATTACGGGTAGCACCGCAAAATTGTCTCGCATTTCTTGGTCATTTACTCCCACAAATGTAGTTGGTTTGTATTTTTTGGATTCACAATACTATGTGCCTGAACCCACAGATGCAGGTCTCTCCTTGGTATTATGTGGACAAGAGGGCGAATTCAATTTTGAGAAAATGACACTTGGTCAGAATGGGTTTTTGGTAGATCCGATGGATAGTTCATACGAACCCGCAGGTGCAATTTGGTTGTCGGATTTGGGTGGAGAACCTATTACGGGTGTTGTTCGAATGGAGTTCGTGCTGTAATTTGTAAACATAAATAAGAGTTATTAGAGGCAACTATGGCAATCACAAGACAAGATTTGGTGACAACCCAACGACGATATGTCACGAAGGTGAATTTCATTGCAGATGCCACTTCAACTTCATTTGGTGTCACAGGCTCGGCTTTCGATGCTATTGGTGGTGCTGATGGACAGCCATTTGTTTCGGGAATTACGGCAAACAGAGCGACACTTTCCAAAGTACTTTGGACGGCAAATGCTAATGGATACGCATTGAAGTGGGGACCAAACACCGCTTCTGGTGCAACGGCAATGTATCTTTACGGAAATAACGGTGAATTTACCTTTGAAAGATGCACCCTCAGAAATAACGCAGGCACGCCAGATGGAACATTTCACATTGTTCCGACAGGTACGGTGACTGGAACAGTCATCATGGAATTCGTACTCTAAAGGAAACATATGAAACTCATCACAGAGGTTAACGAGGGCATCGAAATCGTCACTGAAGCCGCCGATAATGGCGAGAAGAAGTACTTCATTGAAGGCATCTTCCTTCAGGGCGACATCACGAACCGCAACAAGCGGCGATACCCCATGGAAATGCTCAAGGAAAAGGTTCACTCTTACATCAAGGAGTTCGTGGAGCAGAAGCGTGCTTTCGGCGAACTGGGCCACCCCGATGGCCCGACCATTAACCTTGAGCGTGTGTCCCACATGATTACCGAACTCAAGCAGTCTGGCAAGGACTTCGAGGGTAAGGCCAAGATCATGGATACCCCCTACGGAAAGATTGTAAAGAATCTTATTGACGAGGGTGCGAAACTGGGTGTTTCCAGTCGTGGCATCGGCTCCATCGAGGAGAAGAACGGTGTCAATGTCGTAAAGGATGACTTCCGCCTTGCTACAGCCGCCGACATCGTGGCCGATCCTTCGGCTCCTGCGGCCTTCGTAAGAGGCGTTATGGAGGGTAGAGAATGGGTATACGAGAATGGCCTTCTGAAAGAGAAGGACATCGAAGAAATCAAGAAAACCATCAGCCGTACATCTTCCCGCAAACTGGAAGAGGCGTGCATCAATGCGTTTAAGAAGTTCATTACTAAACTCTAATCAAGTATAAATAACCAATACGAAGGAGATACCGAATGGATTCCATCCACGATAATGAAATTGAAGAAATCCTCGAAGTCGAGGAAGAAGTCGCTGAGAGCGATGATACCGTTCTCGATGAAGCCGATAGCAAGATGCTCCAGAAGGGCAACCTCGCCACCGTTGGCAAGAAGCCAAAGCCTCCGATGAAGAAGGAAATGGCTGAAGAAGAAGAGGAAGAGGAACTCGATGAGGATGCGGCAAACGCCAGTCCTGCTGTCAAGGCGGGCAAGGGCAAGTATGTCGGCCTCTACAAGGACGGCACTGGCAAGGGTGCTGTGATTCCTGAGCCTACTGATGTCGAGCAACCTTCGGCGGGTGAATCCCAGAAGAAGTTGAAGGCCAATGTCGCCGCTAAGAAGGCGATGCGTGAAGAGATCGACACCCACATGAACGCTATGTTCGATGGGGAAGAACTCTCCGAGACCTTCCGCACCAAGGCTTCGACCATCTTTGAGTCGGCTCTCAATGAGCGTGTTCAGGCCATCCAGACCGAACTCGAAGAGCAGTTCAACGACCGCCTTGTCGATGAAGTCGATACCATCAAGAAGGGTCTGACCGAGCAACTCGATTCCTACCTCTCTTATGTCGTTGAGGAATGGGTCGAAGAGAACAAGATTGCCCTTGAGAAGGGAATCCGCACTGAAATCGCTGAGGAGTTCATGTCTGGCCTCCGCAATCTTTTCCTTGAGCATGACATTCAAGTGCCTGAGTCGAAGGTTGATGTGGCTGACCAATTGGCCGAAGCGGTTGATGGTCTCAAGGCTCAACTCGATGAAGAAATGAACCGCAACATCGCCCTCAAGGGTGAGATTGCTGAATACCGCAAGGCTTCCATCATCAGCGAAGCCACGGCTGATCTCGCCGAGACTGAGAAGGAACGCTTCTCTGTTCTGGCCGAAGACATCTCGTTTGATGACGAGGATGAACTTCGCAACAAGGTTCAGATTATCAAGGAGTCCTACTTCGGTGGCAAGAAGACGGTGATTCGTGAAGACACCTTTGTGTCCCACGAAGACCCGACCGATGCCGTTGGAGGTGGTGAAGTTCCTGAGACTATCACTGAATCCATGTCCGCATATACACAAATGATTTCCCGACTGAATCGTCGGTAATTCAAACAGAAGATCCCATAACAACCATATCCAAAAGGAGTAAAAATCAATGGATCTGACCATTTCTGAAGCATTACAACGCAAGTGGAAGCCTATTCTGGAGCATAGCGATCTCCCCGAGATCAAGGATGCTTACAAGAAGGCCGTAACAACCATGCTCTTGGAGAATCAGGAGCAGTACCTCAGAGAAGATGCCCCGACTAACTTCAGCGGCGCAACCATCGGCGGACAAGACGGCAGTGGTAATGTCGCTCGTTGGGACCCGATCCTCATCTCGCTCGTTCGTCGTGCGATGCCTAACCTCATCGCTTACGATATCTGCGGCGTTCAGCCGATGAGCGGTCCTACGGGACTTATCTTCGCCATGCGTAGTCGTTATATCAACCAGACTGGTCCTGAGGCTCTCTATCAAGAAGCCGACCCCCGCTTCGGTGGTTCGGGTTCTACTGGTACGACCGCCAACGGCGTGTATGATACAACGAACTATGCCGCAAATTCCACGGGTGTTGATCCGTTCGAAACCACGAACGGTCCATGGGTTCCGAATGGTAGTGCTTTGTCGCAAGGCGCAACGGCTGGCGGTATTGCTATGACCACATACAAGGGTGAATCCCTCGGTGATGCGGCGAACAACCCCTTCCCCCAGATGGCCTTCTCGATTGAGAAGACAACCGTCGAGGCGAAGACCCGTGCGCTCAAGGCTGAGTACACGATGGAACTCGCTCAGGACTTGAAGGCGATTCACGGTCTCGATGCCGAAACCGAACTCGCCAACATCCTGTCGAGCGAAATCCTTGCCGAAATCAACCGTGAGGTTGTCCGTGTTCTGTATCAAAACGCTAAACTCGGCGCACGAACAGGCACGACCCAGACGAGCGGTGTGTTCGACTTGAATGTTGACTCCAACGGTCGTTGGTCGGTCGAGAAGTTCAAGGGCTTGCTCTACCAAATCGAGCGTGAATGTAATATGATTGCTAAGGAAACTCGTCGTGGCAAGGGTAACTTTATCCTCTGCTCCGCCGATGTCGCCTCGGCTCTCAGCATGGCGGGCATCCTTGACTACGCCCCTGCTCTCTCCACGAACCTCAATGTGGATGACACGGGCAACACCTTCGCAGGTGTTCTCAACGGTCGCCTCCGTGTGTACATCGACCCCTACGCCTCCATGACGACTTCACATGACTTCTTCATGGCGGGTTATAAGGGTTCTTCGGCTTACGATGCGGGTCTGTTCTACTGCCCGTATGTGCCTCTCCAGATGGTTCGTGCGGTCGGTGAGCAGTCCTTCCAGCCGAAGATCGGCTTCAAGACTCGCTACGG